CTGTAGGTTACAAAGGTAGTTCACCATACGATGCTGGTTTGTTCTATTGCCCATACGTTCCATTACAAATGGTTCGTGCAGTTGACCAGTATACATTCCAACCAAAAATTGGATTTAAGACTCGTTACGGCATGGTTGCTAACCCGTTTGCAGAAGGTATTACTGCAGGTAACGGTAAACTAAATGCTCGTAGCAACGTTTACTATCGTATGTTCGGTGTCAAGAACTTGATGTAATATAAAATCACCATAGAGTGATATTTTATAGAGACCTCTTCGGAGGTCTCTTTTTTTTCAGCATAAATAATCATATGACTGAAGAAAAAAACATAATTCTTCTGGATGAAATTTTGGATTTACGTTCCAGAAAAAGAAAAGAACTTGAGTATTATAACCAACAATTGGAAGAACTCAAGCTAAGAATGTTTTTTATTCAAAAAGAAATTGATTTGACAAGTAATATAATTACTATGATTGAAAAAGAAAAAATGATTGACCTTAAAAAGTTTATAAATGACAGTTCTAACTAGAACCCCCGCCAATACCAACTATCTACAACCCACCAAGTTTCTTTTGGTGTTTGATAGAATACCTAATATACAATACTTCTGCCAAGCGGTAAATATACCAGGGGTTAATGGAGGACAGACTCCAATCAGTTTTCCAACGATAGATGTATTCTCGCCTGGTAATAAATTAACTTACAATAATTTTAATGTAACCTTTACTGTGGATGAAGCATTACTAACTTGGCAAGAAATGTATAATTGGTTTCGTTCTTTTGCATCTCCTGATGGTTTTGAAGAAAGAAATAGATTAACGGCAATACAAAACTCATACAAGAGCCAAGGCTTTAAACAAATGTCCGATGCCACTTTGACTATATTAAACAACCTTAACAATCCAACCATTAGGGTACAGTTTGCCAATATGTTCCCTGTGTCTCTATCAGACTTACAGTTTGATACCAAAATGTCGGCAGATGATATTATTACAGCCGATGTTACCTTTGTCTATGAACAATTTACCTTTGTACAGGTATAAATTAACATAACACTTGCACAATAACATAAGTTGTGTTATAATGTAAATTGGGTGTTAAAATATTGAAAATATTATGGAATCTTTAGAACAAGTATTAAAATTTTGGGAATCAGATGCAGACATGGACCAGACAGAACCTGGCAAAGAACTGCTGAAGATACCTAAACTACACAACAAATACCTCAGTATACTTACTAAGCACAAGATAGCCTCAAAGAAGGCCCATTTTGATTATCTCCGTATGAGAAAAATTAAATGGGAATATTATACTGGTAAAATGTCTCAGGAAGAATTGAATGAATATGGATGGGAACCATTTCAGTTCACACTCAAATCTGATATCACCACCTATCTAGAAGCAGATGCGGACCTAATTAAGTTGCTTGAGAAGAAAGTATATCATGAAGAAACGGTGTCTGTAATAGAATCCATCATGAATGAATTAAAGCAACGAACATGGCAACTGCGTGATTTTATATCATGGGAAAAGTTTATCGGTGGACAATAAAGAACATCTAATCGTATCCAAAGTAAATGAGGTATATCTAAGGGTTGAATGTGAAAAACATACAGCTAAAGAGTTATCAGAATTTTTTACTTTCTTTGTTCCTGGTTATACCTTTGTTCCAGCCTATCGTAATAAAATATGGGATGGAAAGATAAGGCTGTTTGATTTAAGAAATAATAATCTATATATTGGATTACTTCCTTATATTGAACAATTTTGTGATGAGAGAGAATACACTTACACACATGATTTTGTTCAAGACGAATATTCAGAATATCATGCGAAAAAATTTATATCACAAATTAACCCACATTCTCGCGGAGAACCAATCGAAGTTAGAGAACACCAACTCTCTGCCTATATTCACGCCATGCAAAACCGAAGAGCTGTACTCCTCTCTCCTACAGCTTCAGGAAAATCACTCATCATTTATCTCATCTTTAGACAATTATTGGAATACCAAAAATTAAAAGGACTTGTTATTGTTCCAACCACATCTTTGGTTGAACAGTTATATTCAGACTTTGCAGATTATAATAATGATAACATGGAAGAATATCTCCATAGGATATATCAAGGCAAAGATAAAGAATCAGATAAACCTTTAATAATTTCCACATGGCAGTCTTTGTATAAGATGCCTAAAGAATACTTTGAACAATTTGATTACATTATAGGTGACGAAGCTCATCTATTCAAAGCACAATCTCTTACCACCATCCTTACCTCCTGTGCTAATGCCAAATATAGAATTGGTCTTACAGGTACATTAGATGGAACCAAAACTCATAAGCTTGTATTAGAAGGTTTATTTGGACCTGTAAAGAAAGTTATCACCACCAGAGAGTTGATTGACAAGAGCCAAGTATCCGATTTTGAAATTAAATGTCTAGTTTTAAAACATGATGATGAGTTGTGTTTAAAGTTAAAAGATAAAACCTACCAAGAAGAAATTCAATATCTCATTTCTAATGAAAATAGAAATAAATTCATTAAGAATCTTGCAGTTAGCCTTGGTACAAATAGTTTAATATTGTATCAAATGGTTGACAAACACGGTCAAATCCTGTATGATATGATAAAGAACACAGAGAAGATAGGTAACAGAAAAGTGTTCTTTGTCCATGGTGGAACAGAAACATCCGATAGAGAAGAAATTAGACGAATAATGGAGATTGAAAATGATGCAATTGTGGTGGCTTCTTTTGGTACCTTTTCTACTGGAATTAACATTAGGAATTTACATAATATCATATTTGCAATGCCTACTAAATCTACAATTAGGACGTTACAAAGTATTGGTAGAGGACTTAGGCAAAGTGAAGGTAAAATAAAAGCTACTCTGTATGATATATCAGATGACCTTAGATACAAAAAACATATGAACTATACCCTAAAACACTTTGTTGAGAGGACAAAGATATATAATGATGAACAGTTCCCTTTTAAAATATACAAGATTGGATTAAAAAATGCTTGAATATAAAACACAAATTATAAAATTACAGAATGGGGAAGATTTGATTGCCAATGTAAGTGTGGATGGATTAAACCATTATATACTAGACCAACCTATGGCATTCAATATGGATTTTCGTGGTATGGAATGTGGATTAGTTATGAGACAATGGCTGCCAATACAATTAATTAAACATAATCAATTAAAAATACATGAGAAAGATATACTTACTATGGCAGAACCAAATGAAGAATTTGTGGATCATTATGCGTATACTGTGAAGAAGATTAAAGATGTTTTAATTGCAAAAGAACTTGTGAAGGATATGACTGATGAGGAATTGCAGATAGCTATTAATGAATTTGAGGATGTACAATATGATGGTGTCTTACATTAATATGGATATCATTAATCTTAACCAACGACATTGCGGACTATACACTATTGTCAAGCCGTTTGTCAACAACTTTTAGTGGTATACTTATATGAGCAAGCAAAAACATTATATTAACAACGCAGATTTTCTCAAAGCACTTATAGATTACAAAGAAGAATGTAAAGATGCCAAGAAGAATAAAGTAGAACCTCCTGTCATTCCTAACTACATTGGTGAGTGTTTTATGAAGATAGCAGAGGGTCTATCACACAAACCCAACTTTATCAACTACACCTATCGTGATGAAATGATGTCTGATGGTATCGAGAACTGTTTAATGTATTTCAATAACTTTGATCCAGCTAAGTCTAGTAATCCATTTGCCTACTTTACACAGATTGTATACTTTGCCTTTTTACGAAGAATATCTAAAGAGAAAAAACAACTGTATGTCAAATACAAAGCAACAGAACAGATGGGTATATTAGATGAAATGGAAACAATGGAGTTTGAAGATGGTACAAGCAAACAATTTGAACTCTATGATAATATTGCCGAGTTTATAGAAAACTATGAAGTAGCTAAGAAAACAAAAAAAGATGCAGCTACTAAAGCAAAAGGTATTGAGAAATTTTTAGGTGATTAATATGAAGATAGCAATTATAACTGACCAACACTTTGGAGCAAGAAATGACTCACCTCATTTTTTGGATTATTATGAGAAATTTTATAGAGATACTTTCTTCCCATGCCTTGACAATAATGGCATTACTACTGTTCTTATACTCGGTGATACGTTTGACCGTAGGAA